TATGTCAGGATCAATTGAACAAATTTTAGTACTTTCTATGTTTTGCCGCAAAGTGAATATTCCCTTCCATGTATATGGTTTTGGTGATTCTACTGATGGTTACCTTGTTGACCGAGGATATGCAAAAGAAAGATTGTACGATTCATCTTTGCACGAATTATTTGATTGTTTCGATACTTCCATTGGTAATTTAGATTTGGGTTCTGTCCGATTGCGTGAATATTTAAGTTCAAAAATGTCAAACATTGAATTTTCACGTGCATTGCGTAATATGATTTGTTTGAAAAAAGTGTTTGAAAATAAATCAAACGCACATTTTTATCTTCCCGAATCAGAATCTTTGTCAAGCACTCCTTTGACACAAGCGATTGTTGCAACAGCCACTATTATGAAAATATTCAAGAAACAAAACAATCTTGATATGACAAGCTTGGTGATTGTACATGATGGTGATGCCGATTATACAACTTCTCGATATGTTTTTTGTGAAGAAGATGGCCAGCGTAGCCGAAGTTTTTCATCTGGCGGACAAAATGTTTTATTAGTTGATAGAAACAATAAAATCGAAATTACTGTCGAATCTGGCCGTGAAAAAGTTATTGATGCTGTATTGAATTGGTTTAAATTGGTTACTGGATCCAAAGTGTTCGGTTTCTTTTTGGTCGATAGTCGTGGAGCAAAATCTGCAATTAATACTAGATATTCCATTAAAAATGCATCTATGCAAGAGATTCGCTGGGCAAACTATTATCAATGGGATTTAAAAATGAAAGAACTTACCAAAAGTCTACGTAAAGAAAAGTTTATTTCATCTGAATATAATTCATATAATAAGTTTTTTATTGTCCTTGGTGGAAGTGATTTAAATATTGAAAATGAAGAAATTGATATTGGTAATGGTAAAGTTACTGCATCAAAACTTAAAACCGCTTTTATGAAATACAACAAAAGCAAATCATTAAATCGTGTTCTGGTCTCCCAATTCATTCAAGGCATTGCTGCCTGAGTGTTGTTTTTATACAACGTTGCTGGTTGACAGACCAGATCAACCATGTTATAATTGTCATATAGTTTGTGAAAAAAGGATTTTTTATTATGAGTAAGCGTGCTAAAATTCGTGAGTTGTTTATAAATGCATTATCTGCCACTGGTCAAGACACCGTGACAATTGATGAAATTAAAGATATTTGTGTGAAATTAGACATTAGTCATCCTTACTGGTTCACCAATGATACCAATAATCGTGTAAAACGTGGTACATATAAAGTGCCTAATATTGCACTACAAGCTCAAGTAATTCCTATGATCAAACCCGTAGAAGAAAATAGTAACCGAATTCAAAATGTGCAAACGGAAATGTCCGAAAGTAATTTGGTGCCAACGTCATATAAGAATTATGTACCGTTTGGTAACTTTTCCGATGTTTTGTCTATTGTCGAATCTAACCGATTCTTTCCTGTTTTCATTTCAGGTCATTCTGGCAACGGTAAAACAATGTCAATTGAACAAGCTTGTGCAAAAGCAAAACGCAAATTCGTTTGTGTTTCTATGACACCAGAAACCGATGAAAGCGATTTGCTTGGTAACTATGTTTTGATCAATGGTAACATGGAGTGGCGTGACGGTCCTGTCACAACAGCTGCACGACAAGGCGCTGTTTTGTGTATTGATGAAATTGACTATGGTGCTCAAAACCTGTCCTCACTGCAACGTGTACTAGAAGGCAAACCTTTCCTGTTGAAAAAGAAAGGTGAAGTTGTTACACCAGAACCAGGATTCACCGTGTTTGCAACTGCAAATACTAAAGGTAAAGGATCTGATGATGGTCGTTATATGTTCACCAATGTTTTGAATGAAGCATTCCTTGAGCGTTTTCGCACTACAATGGAACAGGAATTTCCGCCTGTTGTCATCGAGCGTAAAATCATCAAGAAAGAACTTGCCTCATCCGGCCGCAATGATGATGATTTCGCTGATAAATTGGTTACTTGGGCTGATGTAATCCGAAAAACGTTCATTGATGGTGGTTGTGATGAAGTGATTTCTACCCGCCGCCTTGTGCATATCGTAGAAACTTACGGTATTTTTGGTGATAAACTAAAAGCACTTACCTTGTGTTTGAATCGTTTTGATGATGATACAAAGGCTTCTTTCATTGACTTGTACACAAAAGTTGATGCGGGTGCTAGTGCTGAAATGATTGTTGCTCTTGGCAACAATATTGAAATGGATACGGTCACTGAAGATATTCCGTACTGAAACTGCAAATAACAGGCAAACAATAAACAATTGCCTGTTTACCTATTGACAATATGTTGACAGTGTTGTATAATCAATCATTACAGAGACGAATCACCTCTGTAATATTTTTTGAAGTGTGATTCATTTTATGGAGTAATTCGTAATGTCTGTTAAAACTAAAGTGCTTTCCTATCTTTCTAAAGATTCTCAATATAATACGTTGACTGCAACCAAAATGCGTTCAACTTTTAACGTGAAGAATCCTTCTGCCGTAATTGATGAGTTGCGAAAAGATGGCCATGCCATTTATCTGAATACTCGAACGAATTCGAGCGGTGAAAAGATTGCTTACTATCGCCTAGGCACACCCACTAAACGCATGGTCGCAGCGGGTATTGCTGCCTTGCGCCAACATGGTGTTCGTGCTTTTGCCTGAATAAACTAAAACCGTTAAAAGAGAGAGGATATATAATAGTATCCTTTCTCTTTTTTTTTACTATGGATAAATTATGGAAATTCAAATTAAAGTTGATGAACTGAAAAAACACAAAGTATTCATCGCAACACCAATGTATGGTGGTGTTAATCATGGACTCTATATGAAGTCCTGTTTAGACCTACAAAACATATTCAATCGTTATGGTATTGAAAGTAAGTTTTCATTCCTATTCAACGAATCTCTAATTACCCGAGCTCGCAATTATCTCGTAGATGAGTTTTTGCGTACAGAAGGCTTTACACACCTACTATTCTTAGATTCGGATATTCACTTTAATCCGCAAGATGTTTTGGCTTTACTTGCATTGGATAAAGATGTTATTGGTGCACCTTATCCTAAAAAAGCAATCAATTGGAAAAACATTGCTGAAGCTTTACATAAGAATCCTAAAATTGAAGCTGCTGAATTGGAACAACTTGTTGGTGAATATGTCTTCAATGTTGTCAAGGGAACAAAATCTTTCCAAGTAACTGAACCTTTGGAAGTGATGGAAATCGGCACTGGATTCATGTTGGTTAAACGTGAAGTTTTCAATAAAATGGCAGAATCATATCCAATGATTCATTATAAACCTGATCATCAAGGTCAAGCAAATTTCGACGGTTCTCGTTATATTCATGCATACTTTGATACTGTCATTGATTCGAAAGACTCCATCACTGGAGGCGGCTCGGATCGATACCTGAGTGAAGATTATATGTTCTGTCAGATGTGGCGCAAGATCGACGGAAAAGTTTGGTTGTGTCCTTGGATGAAAACTCAACACGTTGGCACTTACGCATTTACGGGTAATATGCCAGCAGTGGCAAACTATACAGGTAGACTGTAAAAAAAACGGAGAGTAAAATCTCCGTTCAAATCTTGGTAAAACAAGTACATTTGGTAAAACAAATGATGACAATAAAAAGGGTAAAACTATGTCAATTATTAAAATCAAGCCTCATGGTGAATTCACTGATGAGCACTTAGAAATTCTAAAAAGTAATTTGAGGAAAGAAACGTTTCCTCAATTTTACACACCAAAAGAATTCAAAACACTGAAGTTCAAAGGCACATTTAAAGTTCCTTCTTCCTCTATCACTAGAGGAGGACCTGGAAGTTCACAAGCTGTGCGATACAATGGTTTGAATCCAAAGGCCGATGAGTTGAAACAAAACATACTTGAAAAAGGATGGCAACTGTATCAACGACCAATTTCACTGAGAGAAACAAAAGATAAAAAATATGTACTCATGGATGGTCGCACAAAAGATAAAATTTTAGAAGATGTAAAATATAAAAATCGATTGGCAAATATCTATGAGATCGATGATTCTGAAGAAGAACTGTTTAGTGAACGATTGAATGCTGGTGAAGATAATCCGCCAGCAGGCCTTTTATTACAAGAGGATGTAATTGGTGTTTTGATGAGACAAATCGATAGAGGTTACTTAGATTTAGACTCGGATAAAATTCTAGAAGCGGTCAATATGACCTGCGGCCAAGGAAAGTTTTCTAGTAAGAAACGTGATGAGATCCGTTGGCAAGTATATCACCAACAAAACAATTTACAAAATACAAAATTACTTCCAAAAGCTTGGTCTAGTGCAGCTGATGTTAATGTTTGGTTGGAAACTCACAATTACATAAACAACAGTAAGGTACTTTACTTACCTTATTCTTCAACTTCTGCACCAAAGGCATTGATTGCTGCTGCATCTAAAGCGCAACAAAATCCAGGAAAAGAAATTCGTGTTGTAATCTTTGTGCGAACTTTTATGGGATATGCATTAGATCACTTTTATGTGAACGCTATGTTAAAATTTAAAACCGAATGGTATAGATTCTTAAATGAATTTGGCCAAGCATATTTCGAAAACAAATCTGCTAACGATATTAAAGTGAAGTTATATGGTTGTGTTCCTTCTCAGATTGAGGGTGTTTGTGAAGACATGGATCATTTGATTATTTTCGGTAAAAACGACCAAAAAATTGATGAGAATCTATTCTTATCAAACTCATTAGACCTTTCCGAATTTGAAATGGAAGAAACATTATGATAAACTACAAATATAGTGAAGAAAGAATTTTAAAAGAGTTGAAGATTTATATCGATGCAACTTACGGTGAACACTATTCGCAAAATAAATTTCAGGCAACTGAGTTCATCATGGATAGTGGCCACGGCGAAGGTTTCTGTATTGGCAACATTTTAAAATATGCCCAGAGGTATGGCAAAAAAGAAGGACACAATAGAAAAGACTTGCTAAAGGTCTTGCATTATAGTATAATGGCTATTCATAATCATGATATGACAAAGGAAAATAAATTATGAAATTTTCGAGTGAAACACTTAATATTCTAAAGAATTTTGGTAACATCAACCAAGGAATCTTGTTCAAGTGCGGTAAACTAATTAAAACGGTTTCACCACATAAGAACATCTTAACTCAAGCCGAGATTGAGGAAGAAATTCCTGTTGACTTTGGTGTGTACGATTTACCACACTTTCTTTCAACTATGTCAGCATTCAAAGATTCGCCAAATCTAGACTTTGAAGAAAAACAAGTCTTGATTGTTGGATCTAAAGGTGATGATAAATTCACATATCGATTCTGTGAACCAACCATGATCGTTCTTCCTCCTGAGAAAGACATTGTGATGCCAGAACCAGAAGTTCGATTCGAACTGTCTGCTGAGAATTTTGATAAATTCATGCGGGCTGCA